TAATTCTGAATTCCCTTCTTTTATTGTAAAAGATTAATAATGAATAATAAATTAATATTTGAAATAAGACAAATAGCCAGCAAATATAGAATTAATATTCCCAAAGATTATTCTGAAAAAGAAATAATTGAAGAGTTTATAGAAAAAATAGATTGGCAATCTCTCTCTGAATATGGATGGTCTGACTATAAATGTCTTTCTACTGATTTTGTAAGATTTTTTCAAGAAAAATTAGATTGGGATTATATTTCTGCATTTCATTTCCCATCCGTTCCTCTTAGAGATTTTTTTATAGAATTTAAATATAAATTAAATTGGAATAATGTGTGTATAATTAAAAAATTATCAGAAGATATAATTAGAGAATTTCAAAATGACGTGAACTGGGAACGTATTTCTCAATATCAAAATATGTCGGAAGAATTTATTAAAGAATTTAGTCATAAAATAAATTTTAATAAACTTTTAAATAATAAATTTTGTCCCGAAAAATATAAATCAATTAAAGTATTTTTATAAAATATAATTCAATTTATGTCAAAATATTGATATATCATCTTATGATAATTAGATATTATATAAGGTGGTATTTTTGGTCATATCTAAAATAGAAGAAAATAGATCCAGAAAACTGCAGATCAGAAATGCTGTAGATATACTAAAATTAAATATGCCATGCAAAGATTGTGGTCAAATCTTCGAACCATTTTGCATGGACTTCGATCATCTGTTTAATAAATGTATGTCAGTCAGCTCTATGATCCAATGTAGATTTGGTCTGCCCAAAATTCTAAAAGAAATAGAAAAATGCGAATTAGTCTGCGTTCTCTGTCATAAAAAACGTACGTATGATAGATCGTGCGCGAAAAACAAAAGCATGTCAAATCATGCTTTGCATAATAGAAAATATATTCAAAAATATAAAGATATAATAGAGGCTTATAAAAATAAGACTTGCAATATCTGTGGAAATGCTTATCCTAATTACCAAATGGAATTTGACCACTTGTGTAATAAGATTATGCCAATTTCTGTTATGGCTAATAAACGCGTGCCTATAGATATGTTTTTAGAAGAATTAAATAAATGCCAGGTCCTGTGCTCCCTGTGCCATAGAAGAAAAACTATAAAAGAATTTGAATGTATGTGGAATAATATAAGGATAGGAAATATAAATGAGTTATAAAATAGAACCAAATAGATTTTATCTATATAAAATTACTAATTTAGTAAATAATAAGATTTATATCGGACAAACTGATTGTCCAGAAAGACGATGGTCCCAACATAAATCAATCGCAAAACATAATATAGATTGTCCTGGTGAGTGTCAGGTTATTACAAGAGCCATAATAAAACACAAAATTGAAAATTTTACATTTGAAATAATTGCCTCATCTTGGACACAAGAATTTACAAATGAAGCCGAAGAAATACTTATCAAACAATATGATAGTAGAAAGCCTGAAATAGGATATAATATTGCTATTGGTGGAAATAAAACTACTTGTACTCCAGAAATATCACAAAAAATATCAGAAGGATTATTAAAATATTATGAAACACACGAAAGCACCCTAAAAGGTCGACCTATGACCGAAGAGTGGAAGAAACACATTTCTGAGGCTTCTATGGGAAAACCCGGAACCAATACCGGAAAAACTTTTTCTAATGAATGGAGAGTAAAATTATCTAAATCACAAGCTGGAAAAGATGCAGAGGATAAAAGAAGATTTTCGAAAGAAACTGAATTAGAAATTTGTAGATTATATGTAGAAGAGAAAAAATCTATATATAGATTAGCTGAAGATTATGATTGTTATCGTAGTTTGATAATTGCAATTCTTGGTAGAAATAATATTAAAAAAAGAGAGTCTAATTATACTGGTCATAAAAATATGTGTAATCGTTTTACTAAAGAACAAGAAAAAGAAATTTGTTCTTTATATGAAAAAGGTAATATTAGTAGAAATGATTTGGCTAAACAATTTAATTGTGGCAAAACAACCGTTAGAGAAATCTTATTAAGAAATGGCGTAAAATTATAAAATCAGGAGTTTTTATGGAAAAAAGAAAGAACAGGAGCGATAGCTATCAATATTTATTGTTAGAAACAGTTTGTAGTAATGATATGATGGAGGCTTTTTGTAATGAAGATTCTATTTATAACCGTCTCAACCCATTTGGCTACAATGAAGATCTATCCGAACTTGAGTCTTTATTAAAAATAGAATTTTGGCGCATTGTCGACACTCTATTAACTCCAAGACAATGTCAAATAGTTAGACTATATTCTGATGGATATACGCAAATGGAGATAGCTAAAATATTACAGGTAAATCAAAGCTCAATTACGAAATCTTTGAATGGAAATGTTGATTATAAGAACGGCAAAAGAATATATGGTGGCGTTCGTAAAAAAATTAATAAAATCATCGAGAATGATGATAAAATTAAAGAAATTCTATCTAAAATGACTGCGTTAAGGGATGAAAAATGGTAAATTTAAAAACATGCACTTATTGTAATATTAAGAAAGATATTTCTTGTTTTTGTATACACAGCAAATCTCCTGACGGTTATACTTATTGGTGTGATGAATGTCGAAGAGCATATAGAAGAAAAAGATATTGTGAAAATATAGAAGAAAATAGGGCTGAAGCGAGGGCTAATAGAGCTGAACAAGTTAAATTATTTCAAGATAAATATAAATTAAATATACCTTGCAAAGATTGTGGAAAAGTATTTGAGCCATATTGTATGGATTTCGATCATATTTCAGAAAGAGGTAAAAAATTTAAAAACGTAAGCAGAATGGTATTAGAAGGATATTCTGATAATTTGATTTTAGAAGAAATTAATAAATGTGATTTGGTTTGTGTTTTATGTCACAATGAAAGAACATATAAAAGAAATGGAGATGGTAAATATAAACCGTGTGTATTGCGAAATATAAAAGTAATTAGAAAATTTAAAGCAAATCCATGTGCTATATGTGGCAATCAATACGAACATTATAATATGCAAGCAGATCATATAAATCATGAAACCAAATTATATCCCATATGTTCTTTAAAAAGATGCAAATTACAAACATTATTAGATGAATTAGAAAAATGTCAAGTATTATGTGCATTATGCCATAGACGAAAATCTATTTTAGAACAGAAAGAAGGAAAATATTTAATACCAAAATCACAACAGCCAGAACCAAAAAGAAAAAAATTATTTTATGATCCAGAAACTAATATGAAGGAATGTGCAACTTGTCATCAGATAAAACATACGTCAATATTTTTAGATAATGATAGACTTAAATCTGGGATAGGATCGTGGTGTATAGAGTGTGCCAAAGAATATCATAGAAAAAGAAGAGAATTATTTAAACAACAAGCAGAACAAATCAAACAACAAAATAAAATACAAAGTGATATTAATAAATAGACATATTTTTGAACATAATAACCAGTTACATAAATAAATGAATAATATCAATATTCTTTTATTTAAGATATGGCATATTTTATATGATGGGAGACTTAATGTCAAAGTTTACAATAAATTATTCTGGTTTAGACGATACATTTAAGAGGGCATATCGACTAAAGGATGTAAAGGATCGGATTGAGAAAGTTGCCTTTGACATAGTTAGATTTAAGGATAACGACAAGGGCGCCGATTTATGGCAAGTTCAGAGTGCAGATGACGGTGATTATATTGTAGCGATATATCAACCTGATGATGAAGAAAAAGTAGCTATGAATTGGAATGTTTCACTAAACAAGCTTAGTGGAAATTTACAAGTATCATATAAAGGCGATCCATTGGTAAGGATAGCATCTACTAAGTTAGGGATTCCGCCTGCTGAATTATCCAGAGTAGAGCAATATTTACCACGCAAGCTATCAGAAAACAAGAGATTAGTTAAAGCATTATTAAATGAACTTAATGAATCAGCTAAAAAAGAGGTATTAAGTAAATACCCTGAATTAGTTTAAATTACGAATAGGTGTTTAAATGAGCCTCGATAAAATACATCAATTAATTAGTTCTTTAGCGAAAACGGTCGATGATAGCCATAAAATTGCTACACCAATATTATCAGTTAAGCTTGCCAGAGCTATTGAGGAATATCCTCACGATCAGACTCTTGGTGCAATGTTTAGGGTAATGGAGAAGTTAGCGGATAACAATACTATATTTATTCGCAGATCGGAGCTAAAAGATCTTTACAAGAGATTATATAGTAACAACACAAAGTTTGCCGAATTATTTTCTGAAGAACTTGGAGAATTTCCTCGTGGTGAGAAAAGTGGAGACGAACCAGCTGATCATGAGCCTTGTCCATATTGTGGTTACGATCATGGGTATGAGCCTGAAGCGGCAATGAAATGGCACAGTCAACATCCAGAAATAACAAGAAAATATGAGGCTGATAATTATGGTGCAAATCCTGTTGATATTTATTCCGAATCAGATCCTATTTTAGCCAATGCATTAAACAGTGTTTTTGATAAAGACATTCCATTAAAGATGTATTCTCAAGATTTAGCAAATAAAGCTAAATATTCTGTTGGCACGACATTAGATGCTTGGAGTTTAAGACCTACGTCTTTAGATGTTAGTGATGGCAATGATAAATTTTTAGTATTGAAAGCTGATTATGAGACTCCAAAAGGGGTTACCAGTTTTTATGTTCCTGTTGAAATTCATAATAATAAAGTTGATGAGGCGTCAGTGTTTGTTGGCAATTCTGGACCACAAGATTTAAATTATATTAATGTAAAGAAATATGTAACATCTAATGCTGGTTCTAAGCTTACTATTAATGGTTCATTGATTATGGAAGTTTTAGTTAAAGCATCTTCTGAGAACAGAGAAATTAGTGGTGCTGAACTGGCTTTAATTAAATTTAATTCTGCAAAACAAGACAACGCTGATTTCTTTCAGAATCAAATTGTTGGACAAAAGATTGATGCACAAGTTATTCCGGACATTCAATTACCAAAATCTGATGAGTTTATTTCATTTGAAAAACAATTTACATCTAATGCAGGTTTAGCTGCTTTTAAATTTGGCAATGACAAAGTCAAGATTGCCAGAGAAAATATTATAAGGGATTTAGTTAGTTTAGGGCACAAGAATCCTCAGGTAGTTATTGCGGATCACAATGATAATACAATTTTCTATAGTGTTGCATTAGACAGGGTAGCTTTTACAGTTCCTGTAAAGATTAATAATGGAAACATAGTAAAGCCAAGTATTATGTTATGTAATGGTTCTATATTAGATTTTAGTAAAGATGGAATTGATAAATTATATGTTGGCAACGAATCTGATTATAAAGCGGCTGCGGTTGCTTCTCCATTATTTGAATTGAGTGCTGGTGATTTGGTTAATAATATAAGAGTTGCAATTGCTGATGGCAATCATACTAAGGCTGAAGATGCATTAAATGTATTAGCAAATTCTGGAAATGAAAAAGCATATGCTACGGGTTTTCAGATTTTCTTGAATGGGCTTGGAAACAAGACGTCTTCAGAGCCAGAATGTAAATGCACTATGATAATTAAGAATAATACTAGTCAGCATCCAATTTGTGGGCACACTGGATTACCGATACACAAAGTTTATCAAGACAAGTATGGAAATTGTTTGCCATTATACAGGCGAGGAATGGAAGAGACATATGAAGGCGCTTCATTTATGAATGCCAAGATTTTTGGATAAAGATGAATAGATTATTTAGATTTGCAAAGATAATTGATAGCAAATATAAAATGAATATATTTGCGGAAGATGAAGTTTTATCTGAAAAAGATAAAATAATAAATTTTCTTATTCTTCGAACCGCAAAAAAACTTAATGAATTATATAATATATTTTTCACAGAAGATCGTCAACTTAAAATGATTGGAGTCAATGATAGGTATAATTCTTTAATAGAATTAAAGAATATGGGATTATCTTCTGTAGATGATTTATTTAAAGAAATAAATTATTTGAAAGAATTAAAATTAGATGAATTGGAAAATTATCTTTCAAATGAATATGTAACTAAATTGAGCTTATTAAAAGATTATTATGATAGCATAAATGATCTTATACTTGTTGCTAATAAAATTGGAGAAAATCAAATAAAAGATTTTCTTAATGAAAACCGCTCTGGTGTGAAATATGATATTAGAAGGATAAACAATATATCTCGTGCAGCAAACGAGGCTCTACATTATATTACTAAATATTTAAATGAAATGAAATTAAAGATAGAGCGGGATATGAATTTAGGTGGGGTTAAACAACCTGGGGCGGTTATAGACAAACCAGTTACTACTGAAATACCATTTACACAATTAAATGAGTTTTTCTTATCTGATACGGCTGCAGACTTTAATATTAATAAAAATAATTGGCATAATATTTATTTTGTTAAGACGAGTGGTGGGGATAAAGAATTATTAAGACAATTTATTCGTGCTTGGTATAGGGTTAAAAACTTATCATCTGATGAAGTTAGGTCTGCATTAAGCAAATATAATTTTCTAAAAAAGAAAATATTAGAACATTTATCTAAGATCAAAGAAGAGAATTGAGGCGACACATGAGAATTTCAGAAATGTTAAATGCTATTGCTTCTTGGCTTGAGAGTCCAAACAATGAAGCTATACTTCTTGCAGAATATGATGATGAGTGTTTAAAAGTAGTAGCTGAATCATGTGTCCAAGCTGCGGCTCTTTTAAAAATTACGGCAGAGACAGTTGAAGATATTGAGCCTCCAGAAGAGTCCAAATTGACTCCTGAAAGTTTAGATGGTCTTGTTCAAATAGCAACAGCATTTGATGCATCGGGTGATCCTGAGCTTAAGAAACAGGCATCAGTGATTGATGAATTACTTTTAACAATTGCCTCTCCACCTAATGCTTTATCTTCTATAAAAGAAGCTGAAGATAAGAAAATTGATGAATTACAAAGAAAATATAAAAAACCTTCTGAAGAATTAGAAAGATTGAATAAGGTATCTGACTCTTTAAAAGCAATTGAAAAAAGTCAAATGACCAAAGATATGAGACCTTTGGAAGGATCGCTAAGCACTAGGACGTGTCCTGATCATCATGGTTGCCAAATGGCGCGTATAGGAGAGGATGAATTCCAGTGCAATATTGATAAAAAGATCTACGATTTTAAGAATGGTTTTACATTAAATGATGGCACTAAAATTCCAGGGGGAGATGTTTCCCTACAGACAACCACATTAGATATTCCATATTTCACTCTTTTTGATACAAGAGATGATCGTATGAATTCGTAATTTATTGTTATATTCTAAATATATAATATTATAACTATATTTATTATGGTATAATATTATATTCTTTGGAAAAGTAGCATAAAATGAATAAGTCTTTATTGTTAAAAGTCCTAAATAACCCTGATCGCGATGAAATTATTGCAAAATTAGTTTTGGGTATCCCTACCAAAGATATTCATGATTATTTAAAAAATAAATATACAAACGTTTCAGAAATAAAATTTGTAATTCCTGAAAAAAATCTTGATTCTTTTAGAGATAATTATCTTGATGTTTATAATACAATTCGAGATGATATTCTAAAATCAAAAACGGCATTAGCGACATCTACAGAAGATAAAATTGATTTAGCTATTAAAAATAATCCTACATATAAAAATAGATTATTAGAACTTGCTGGCAAAGAATTAGATATTAGAGAAATTGTTACAAGATTATGTTGCGCTATTGAAACAAGATTTGGACAGATTTTTGATAGTATTCAACAAGATCCAACTAATATTAACACAAGAGTAGATCGTGTGCTTTTAGAATATGCCGAGGTTTTAGGAGGTATACTCGAAAAGTATTATAAATTTACTGAAGCTCCGGCAGCAAATATAGTTCAAAACAATGTTACATTACAGGTTGTCGATCAACATATTACAGTATTTCAGAATGTTGTTAGAGAAATTCTTTCTCAGATCGATCTTGAATCAAGTTTATTATTTTTAGAAAAATTTAATGAAAAGATGTCTAAGCTTAAGCAACCATCAGAAAAGGATTCTCCTACTACTGAAATGAGATTAGCGGAAACAAAATTATTAAATGAAACTATTAGTAAAAAATTAAATGAGTAAAAATTATGTCTCAAAATATTTTAAAAAATAAATTAACTTTATTAGATTCTTTAAAAGAAGCTTATCCTAATTACGAACAATTTTTTAATTATCCTGGGGCATATGATACTCAAAAATGGTTAGAAGCCATTAAAACGGTATATTATTTGGAGAAGAATGGTCTTGATAGAAGTTCTGCAATACAGAGGGTAACTGCTGATTGGAAGGTTACGGAAGTAAATGATTTTCGCAATTGGTTAAGATTTTATGAAGAGGGTAATCATTTGAAATATAAAGTTGCACAATTTTATTATGGTAATGCTGATGTAGGATATTTATTACCTATTAAAAAAGATCCTGATAAGCAAGAGCAGGTTTCTGGAAAAGATATAGATTTTGCCAGAGATGCTGCAGCTGATGAGATGTCTAATTCGGAAAAGAAACGTCTTATAGAAAAATTAAGAAATAAACTTCTTGGAAGATTAGATTCTGCTGAAAAGCTTTTAAGATCTTCAGAGGGTCAATTATTTGCAAGTGAAGAACACGCTTCATTATTAGAGACTATTTATAATCTTAAAAAGAAAGTTCAATTAGTAAATAAGAAAAGTTCATCTACTAAATTATATGACGATATGATTGTTAGAGAGGCGAATATTCTTTCTCGAAAAGGGTTTTATAAAGCGGCAGAAATGTTATATTCATTAGCTGATGAAGCTCCTAAACCAAAAGATTCTTCTGCGCCTTTACCAGCACCACCTGCACCGCCTGCTCAAGGTTCAGGTAATGTTGGCGGATTGCCTACTATGGCGCCTGGAAGTCCGCAAATACCGCCTCCTAATAATACTATTGATCCTACTAAAAAACCAGTATCTGAACCTGTTAAGAAATTTTTAGAAGGATTAGATAATGGAAACATTACAACAGATACAAATTCATTAGAAGTAAATGATGCTGATGATGAATTGATTGTTGAGGCTCAATTGGCAGAGCCTTTACCAAAAACAGATGAACCAGCTGCGCCCGTAGCTCCTATTAATAAATCTCCAGAATTATCAAATACTACTATTCCAAAAGAAAAACCATTAGAAGTTAAAGAAGAGGATATTTTAAAGGAGCCCTCAAAAGAATTATCAAAAGAACCACCAAAAAGTAATGGAAAAGATTTTGATAATATAATTAATTCTGTTTTTGCTAATATAACCATTGGTGATATTGTTTCAAAATTAGAGGATGTTGCTAATTTTTATAAAACAAGAGAAATGCCACGTCAATTAGCCCTTGTCGATATGATGCTAGATAGCGCCGGGCTAGCTAGCTTCTTCCCAAGTTTGGCAGAAGCTACTAACAAGGCGCTAGAAGCAAACAATTATATTTCTACTCGTATTGAAGATGTTTTATCTAAGCTTCGTGGCACAATGACCACAAAAGAAATTGATACAAAAGAACATAAAACAACATCTCCTGAGCTTGAAAAGACAAAGCAATTACTTCAACAACAAAATGATAAAGAGAAAGAGAAGAAACAACTAAGAAAAGATTTAGAAGAAAAAGCATTAGAAGATCAAACTAAAGAGACTCCTGAGATTGAAATAGAAGAAGATCTAAGTAAACCAATTGAAGAACCTATTAAAGCTGCTCCGACTAAAATTCCCATAGCACCACCTACAGTTCCTGCAAAACCAGCAGCTCCACCAGTCGTTTAATATAAAATTATGAAATTAAAAGAACTTCTCCAGCAATTACAAGATGTTCAAGATAAAATAGGAACATCTACTGCTTATATATGTGGAGGGACTGCAAGAGATAAATACATTGGAGACTTAAAAAAGATTTCAGATATAGATATTACTACGGGTGAAAAAGACATTGCTTATCTTTCAGAAGAATTCGCAAAAGTTTTAAACAAAAAATATAATATTATTAGAAAGGTAATGGAAGATGGGCACAGTTCTATTTTTATTGGCAATCTAAAAGTAGATTTTTCTTCTAATTTTATTCTTCCTAATATAGATATTATCTTAAACAGGACAGGAATATCAAAATCAACAAATATGCAAAAAGAATTATTTA